CCAGTATCATCTACTGGGTAAGAATCTTTTGCAAAGTATGTTCCGTTTGAACCACCATAGTTAGCGGTAAAGTGACTCAGTTTAATTGTTAAAAGTTTATCTGTTGTACTGAGAGAACTACTAGTTTTCTTGATAATTTTTCCATGACCATAGAAGTTATCTGTTTGTCCACTATCAACAATAAATTCTTTTTTGTAGTCAATTTTCTTATCTGAATCGTCTAAGTATGTGTTTAAGTCTGAAGAAACATATATCGCTTCAATTTCCTTAACATCCACAATACCAAGAGGCCATGGGCCGTTTGCACCACCAATATTATCTCGCGTGTCAATCTTAACATATCTACCAGTATTGAGTGCCTTTGGTACTGGAACAGCGTCTACAACTTTTACTTCTACTTGTAAGTAAGCATCATATGTTCCACTAGGTGTACCAACATCAAATTCCATTGTTTGTCCGTTGGCAGCAGAGGTAACCATACTTGGTGCAATTCTAATAACTCTTCCTTCAGAACCAGATATAGTAGTACCATCTCCAATATCTGTAATACCAGAAGTCTTACATACCATGTAAATCTTATTATCTAATATTGTTTGTGTAATACCAGCAGCGGTATATGGGAATATTACTTCTGAACCAAGAGAGGCAGTACTAATACTGAATACACCATTAGCAGGAACACTTACATTAAATTCTTCTGTGTAATAGTATTGAGTATCATATGAACCACCACCAGCAGCTGCAAGAGTCTTAGTTGACTGCCAAGGTGCTTGGTAAACTAGTTTATTATAATCTGTTCCATGTAGAAATGCGGAATCTCCTACACCATTTCCATCCGTATCATCAAGTATGATGTCAGCAAAACCACTATCAGTAGAATTTGGGAATTGAATACATCTCGCGTCTTTTAAATCACCATCTCGTACTCTTACATCATATACAAAAAGTCTGTACTGTGTGGCAGCAGCGCCTGGGTTTCCAGATGCCCTTTTTAAGGCACGAACCCTACATGTACCAATAGTTGTTCCTAGAGCGGCATGTCCGCCAAATGTTCCATCTGAGTGAGCGGCTGCACCTGTCTGTGAACCAACACTTCCGTAATATCCAATATTACATATAGCACCATTTTCTAAATCAAATGTTCCAACAACTTCTGTAACATTAAAATAGTTACCATATCCTAAAGTAACATCTCGTGCTTCTTTTATTTCTGAAGATGTTCCTTTTCTAACTTTTATTGGTTGGTTTTTATAGAACTCTCTTCGGAAACCATTCGCGTATGCAATGCCTGGCGAAACTATTGCCATGAGGTAGTTTGCATCGCCTGGGTCTGTAGCGTTTGTACTAAATCTATACCCTTCGTTATCTAACCTATATGATGAACCTCTGTAACCAAAAGTTGCCGTTCCACTAAGAACATCCCCACTAGTATGAGTAGGAGGAGAACCAGTACTTGAAGTACCAGCAATACTCACCTCATAAAGTTTGCCTAAGTGATTTACAAATTGACCTACACTATAATTAGTATTCGTTGTTGTATTAAAAGATACACCCTTTACTGTTTTTAAGTGTTCTACTATTTTCATAGTAAAAGGAGTAATTACATAATCGCCATCTGTTTCATTTTTCTCAACAGCGAAAGCTTTACCTAGTTCTGCAAGTTCATTTAATCTGGTATCATATTTCTTTTGTATCTGTCCTGCTTTTATTTTGTAGAGAGTAGTAAATCCAGTTGGCATTTCAAAGAATTTAAATACCACAGTACCATCTGTCGCGTTACCTGTAGTATGAACTGGGCCAGAACCAGATGAATTACTTGTACCAGCAGTAGTGACTTCGTAAATGTTATCACCGTTTGATATAAACTCGCCAATTTCATATATGGTTGAATTAGTATAATCTTTTCCGTAAGGTACTTTTGTGATTACGGTGTCTATCTTAGTTCTATCAGCGCCTGGCGCATTGTAGTTATAAGCACCTGTAGCGGGGTCTAAAAGACTTGTGTCATCGTCTGAGGTTACAATTGATTCATTTACTTTGATACCAACAAAGAAGTTGACATTCATGTTGTAATCATCAAGTCTTAATTTTTGAGTATCATGGGCAATAAATTTACCCTGTGCGTAAACAATACCTTCTTCTATAACAAAGTCTATCGCGTATCCATAAAAGTTCTTTGTAAAACTAGCAATATCTGTATTACTATCTACAACAAAGGTATCTCCGTTTCTACCAGAGTCGGTACTTGTTACTGTTAATGTTTCTCCTGCCTCAAATCTTATTGAAGATGCAATAGTACCAGATTCTAATTCATTACCTTTGGTATAGTTTAGATAAAATGTTTTCTTTTTAACTGCATCTGAATCGGTTCCAGTTTTAATAGATTCTATTTCTGCTTTGATTCCAGTAGCAGAACCAGTTAATGTATCACCGACATAATTTGCAAGGGTGTCATTTGATACGGCAGTACCAGCAGCATCAACATCATTAACTTTAATGTAAGGGACATTGATGGGATATCCAGAACCACCTCTTACTGTAGCACCATCTTTAAAAACGAAATCACCAAACTCTTTTATGGTGTTCAGCATGTAATCTTGTAACTGAGTTAATTCTCTTGCTTGTACCGCAACTCCAGGCTTGAAGACTACGCGATTAAATTTTTTCGCTGATGAAAAATCGTTATAATAAGGTGTTACATTTAAATCAATCGCCATTTCTTTTCCCTTAGAAAGTAAATATTATTTTTACTGTCTCTACTTGACCCTCTTCTCTTGTAATAGGTTTTCTATTATCAAAGTAAACTATGTCTCCAGAATTATTATCTATTTCTGGGTTTGTAAGACTATTTATAGGTAAAGATGAGAGTCCTTTTGTTAAATTTGTGATTGTGTCACTAGTGCCTATTCCTGCCACATCTTCTTGTAAGTAAACACTATCGTCCGTTCCATTTCCTGTTGTATCTCTTAACTGTGCTACTGTGAAACCACCACCACTTGTTGCAGTTAGTTTGTCATCTGCCCCATAATTGTTGGGGTCACTTATCCCTATGATAAAATGAGGAGAACCAGTTGCGTCATCGAATAAGGATGTTAAACCATATTTAGTGATATTTTTCATCAATCCTACTTGTCTATAATCATTTCCAGTTATTAAATCTCTTGAATCATTATCAAATGAAACTGTTACCCCCACCCTTTTACAAAACAATTCTTTTTGTGGGTGAGCACCATGTCCATCAATAGGTGATATGATAACTCTAAAAGTAGCATTAGTACCACCACCAGATGCCTGTGTTAATTGTATGGATGCATTTGTATAACCAGAGCCTGGATTTGTTATTGTTACCCCTGTGATATTTCCGTTTGTATTTACCACAGCTGCACCAGTAGCACCAATTCCATCTCCTAAAATCTTTACACTTACATCACCAGCAGTATAATCTGTTCCTTGATTGGTAACTACTATGTTATCAATAGTTCCTTTTACAGCAGTACCCTCTACATTTGTTTGTAGAGAAGCGGTATCCGTACTACCCAGAACAGCATCTGCTTTCGCGTTAGCACCAGCACCACCAGTTAAAACTATATCTGCAAAGGTATATCCAGTACCAGCAGTAGAAACGGTTATGGCGGTTACTGCTCCACTACCTACAGTAGCAACAGCAGTAGCACCAGTTCCATCTCCGTTTATTGTGACCGTGGGTGGTGAAGTATATCCACTTCCCCCAGCACTAACTGTAATACTATCAATTTCACCGTTTACATCAAACGATGGTTGACCAGCACCAGACACTTTTCTAACAGGTATATAAGCAGTAGATAAAAACCTAGTTCTATCCGAAGCACCTATCTGAAATAAAAACTTCCACTTATAACTGTCGGTAGTTGTAAAGATTTCTGTTCCTGTACTGGTTGGTTTATCAGTACTCTGTCCATTACTATTATTATCAATGCACTTGTAGACATTAAAATCGTCTGTTAAGGCATAGTAGTTTGCAGTCTGTAACGATGTAGCACCACTATTGGAGGTATTTGAGGAACTATAAGCATCATCATACTTATCGTATACTGTTCCACTTACCCAATCTATCCTACGAGCTAACATAGCCGTGTCAGCAGACTGTACTCTTTTTACAAAAAGTATCTTGTCTCTGAAATTCTGTACATCGATACGATTATCTACCGATGTATCAGGCGCGGTATCATCCGTCCATGTTTCAGTACGCGAGGCGGCAAGATAAAATTTATCATTGCCGTTATAGATGTCTCTATAGAAAGACCTCGCCTGATGAAACCTTGCCTGTTCTAGTAACAGAATGGCCATGTACTAACTCCTTAGTTTAACTCTTAGGAGTCAGATACAGTAACCGTCCAAGTGATCTTTAGCGTATCAGCAGCGGCTTTATTTACCACGCTGAATACAGTCCTACAAAGTAGTGTTCCACCCGAACTAGCATTTAAAATAGCTGCCTCAACTACTGCTCCAGTACCAGTACCAGCGGGGAAGTCCCCAACATAAGCGACTGAATTTGAAGTAACAGTAGTAGAAGTTAAAGCTACTCTACCAAGTTCTGTACCTAATGCAGTATTACCAGCAGCGGCAGCAGTATTATCTGAACCGATTGCCATATGTGACATTGCAGTAGCGGAAGCATCTTTCATACGAGATGCGATATAGTTAAGACCGTTGTTTACAACGACATTTTTTATTTCTTGGGTTTCTTTTAAGTTCCCAAACTCATCAAACAGCTCAACGGTCAATCGACCTTTGGCGTCTAAGGCATTTTTTTGCAACATTGTTATCTCCTCTAAAATTAGTTATTGCCTTGTTATTCCTTATTTATAAGAATTAAAATTAGTTTTTAAAAACTTACTACTGAATCGGCAACATAATCTTCAGCAAAGTAAGTTAAATCGACTGTATATGATTGTGATATAGCACTTCCACTATCCCCCACAGCAACATCTTCGTCTACAGAAGAACCTGTTAAGTCGATTTCTATGTTTAAACTGGTAAGCGAATCAGCAGTATTTGAAGTATCTGCCGGCGCAGTTGTGATATCAAAGTTATTTATACTGTCAGCAGTAGCTCCTGTATCAGATGGATTCACACCAATATCAAACTTGGTCACCGCATCAGCGATGTTAAATGTATCTGTGTATACACCACCGTGTTCTAAAGATGTTGAGTCTTGCATTTGAGTAGTGTCAGTACCAATCAATTGTGGTTCTATTGATATAGTATCATCACTTGTAAATGTATCAGCCCGAACAGTAGTTACTTCTTTTAAAGTTACGCCATCTTGAGCTAAAGATGTATCTGTTGGGTTGACTCCGATATCAAACTTGTTCACCGCGTCAGCGATGTCAAATGTGTCAGTAGGTCTTGGTTGTGCTTCTACAACAACACTATCAGCAGTATCGAATGTATCACTTGGTGTTCTGAAGAATACGAATGATATCAGTACAGACTCACTCATTTGAGCGTCATCCGTGAATGTTGTTTCAACTGCAAGACTTGTCAAGACATCATTAGCAAAGAAGAATTCTGTACTTCTTTCGGCATCATCTGCAATCAGAACTGTATATCTACCAGAATCATTAGCAAAGTAATCCAACGCATATTCACCAGTATCCGTAGAATTAAAGTTCATCTCTACTAGTTTCTGTGGATTACCAAGTTCTACATACGGGCCACCATCATTTAAGAAGTAGTCACCAATACCAAATCTCTCAACATAGTCATCCGATGCAGTACCATGTTGTACAAAGTATGGGTCACCAGTTTCAGTTCCATCTGAAGTCGCGTAGAAAACTGCTACCGATGTACCAACAAATGTATACGGGCCTTCTTCATCTGCAACTCCAACACTATCGGATGGAGCAGTTGTGACATCAAATGTATTGATGGCATCGCCTGGGAAAATAGAGTCAGGCCCTGCTTCTGCCATTGTGATATCTTTAACGACTGTTTCTTGTACCAGAATTTCTTCAATGTCTGGATATACAAAGAACATGTAGACATCTGTTTCTACCGTGAATCCAGCAGAGAAATCAATGTCTTGTTTAATCTGCAAATCACCATACAATGCGAAACCAGCTGGGTGAGCAGACCTCTTAACATATTCTTTCCATTCAGATGCTTGTAATTCTGATTGTATTTGGTAAGCGAATGGTTGATATACTAAATTATCAAATAGTTTATTTGCATCTGATAAGAATCCACCAGAGTCACCAGCGACACCACCCAGTACAGCATTATATCCTGTGGTGAAATCAACTAAAGCAACCTCGCCTGTTGGAGATTCTAATTCTATTTGGAATGTTTGTCTATTGAACCCTTGTCCTACCGCGAGAACTTCAAATGTAGCAGGATATCCAACTGCATCTAGTGAAGTAACCCTCACATAAGCATTGTTAGATACACCAGTTAATGTATAATCCTCTAAGAAATAATCTGTAGCGTAAACACCAAGGACTCCACCAGTTTCATTGATAACATATGAGTCACCAATTTTAAATCCACCAGCGGTTGTACTTGACCCAGATTTTATTGAGTTAAACTTAGCAGTATTCAATACCCTAGTTACAATACCCTTCATAGCAGAGAAGGTATCACCACTTGTGGAGTCTGGGAATACTTCTCCTGCTAAACTAACAAAGGTTAGAGTTAGACCTGTTGATATTCTAATGTCTGGTAAATTATTATATCCAACTCCCTGTTGGTTATTTGTGAATAGAATTTGGTCTATCGTACCATTCGTAGTTCTAGTTTCTAATAATGCTTCTGTAGTAATTGTATCAGTAGAATTTTTGGTTACAATAATCTGTGGGTTAGCAGCGTATCCAGTACCACCATCAATAATAAGTGCCTTTTTAATTTTACCATTTGTAATAGTGGCAACTTTTATTTTAACCCCTGTTCCTGTTCCACCAAACTTGGTAGCAGGAATTTCTAATATTTCATTTGGATAATAATCAGTACCATTATCTGTCATCGTAACACTAGATACCGCGTTACCAGCGATAACTACTGTAAATGTCGCACCAGAACTACCACTAGAATAATGTCCTGTAGCACTAGTTATTTCAATAAATCTAAACTTAACATTACCATCTGTCGCGTCACCCGACTCATGATTTGGCCCAGTTCCAACACCATTTGTTGTCCCTGTATTAATAGCAAGATAAATTTTACTATTTGCCTTTACATATTGTCCTTTTGTTATTGTTATAGAATTATCATAATCGATATCAATATAAGCAGTAAAATCTGAATCAGTAATACTATATGTTCCATCAACTACTGAGGGGTCTGGTGTGTTATAAGCACCGCCTCCAGCTGTTCCTGTAATTGTACCTATATCCCCTGCTACTTCTGGTTGAAGCATTTCATCACTTGAAAGACTACCAGCGCCTGGGCCTGGCAAACTAAAAGTGTTGTCTACTCCAGATAGTACAAGTTCATATGCTTGGGGATTAGTGTAAGCAATTTTCTTAACTGATTGAACACTTGCTCTTTTCGTAGAAGAGTTTGTAACCGAACCAGTTGATTCATAGTAATGAAGGTCTACTTGTTGACCAACAAAATCAGCTGGGTCATAGTCATCCGTAGATGAATTAATATAAGTTTTTCTTTCGTAAACCTTAACAACATAATCTTGTTGCCATTTACTTGAAGACGGTCTAAGTACAAATTCTTGTGCATTGAAGAGTGTCACTTCTTCATTATAAAGTATTCTGAATAAAAGTTTGATTGCTTCTACACTACCTTTCGCGGTATAGAAGTCATTAATATGTTTTAGAACAAGACTTAATTTAGCAGTCTGACCTAAAGGTAAATCTTTTACATAGTCCTTATAAAACTCTTTGAGGAAGTTATCATCCGTATTAATACTTCCATCATCGTTAAAATCAACATCTAGTTTAGCAAGAAAGTCTTGTAAAACTTTTAGTGGGCCATGTTTTGTAGAATCTGTAGTGTTTGTTTCTTCTAAAAATTCAAAATACTTTTCAATAAATGTTTGAAAAAGAATGTGGTCATCTCTAATAAATTCTGGTAATTGTTGACCAACTAATTTTGCAATCTTTGGTTGAGAATATACATCTGCCTTAGCAATGATGTCAATCTCTGATGTTAGTAATCCACCCTGTCCACCATTGATATGGCTAATTGTACCAGTAACATTTTTTTCTGACCCTGTTCCACCAAGGACTGTAGGAAGAAATGTAATAGTATCATCTTGTACATAACTATCTCCGCCATTATTTGGTGTTATTGAAGTTACATTACCAAGTCCATTGATAACAATATCAAATGTTCCAAATTGACCTTGACCACTTGTTGAAGAAGGTGAAACGCCAGTATATGTGCCCGCGTCTAACCCTGTACTGGTTTCGGATGTATCTGTAACAGTTGTAGCACCACCACTCACTTTTATTGAAGGTGTTAAAGAATATCCATCACCGCCTTCAGTAATAGTAATCGCGGTTATATTACCAGAACCAGCAAAGTCAATCGTAGCAGTTGCTACTGCCTGTATAGGATTGTCACCAGTTGGTGCATCTATTAGAAGTGTGACAGGGGTATTATATCCAGAACCAGCGCTGGTTATGGTGATGGTTTTTACATATTCTAGATATGATGGTATTCGATTAGTCATCCTGTACCCTTGATATCATAGTAACAGCAACACCTTGTTTAACATTATTGGTTGTGTCTATCTGAGAATCGTCAAGGGATAGGATTATGTTTCTTGCTGGTAAAGCGGTAACAGCATAACTTTGTTCTTCGGTTGCACGAATTAAATCGTCTGTAGAAATATTTTTTGCACTTTCGTGTGGTGTTATGTAAACCCTAACATCCGTATTTCCTGTCCCACTTATAGCATCTATTCGTAAAGATGTTATATCCAATGACCCTGTATCATAGTCGATAGTTCCTACAGTTCCCCCTATAATTGTGTTTGTTGCCTTTGTTTTTAAAATGAGGTCACCTTTCGCAAGGTTAAATCTTTGACCATTGTATTGTTGTGAGGCAGTAAATGTCTCATCTGGTTTATCCGTAATATAAACTTCGTCTTGAGAACCGTTTATATTTACAGTAAAATAATTCGTTCTAACAGAACTAGCTAATAGTTTGTTATTATATTTCAATTGATATCTTATTGCAGAACCAAGAGTAGGTGTTAATTTTTTCATCAACCTCATTTCTATATTGTTTGCCAAAATAGAATCACTTGTAGAGTCTAACTCTTTACTCAATTTCGAGAAGAAAAAGTTTTTCTTTAATTCGTTAACATTAGTATTAAAGTGAGTTGTTATTTGATCTAATACCTTTGTCTTAATAGCGTCTGAACTTTCTGTAGTTAGTTTCGGGTCATAAGTTACAGCAATGTTGAAACCTATGAATAAAGTTTCTGCATCAACAAATTCTGTAACCAACGATACTGGAAGTTTTGGTTTTATGACATTATTTGTTATGTCATTTTTTTCTGTATCTGTTATAACAAATCCAGATTGAGGTTGTAGTGATATATAAACTTTACCATACACAGGTGGCGAATTATCTTCTCCACCCCACACAGTTACGGATTTAATATTTGGGTTTGATTGTTTAATTGCTGTCTCGTAGTCAGTAGCTGTCACAACTCTACCTTTAGCAGAATTAAATCGCGGTGCATTGAAACGAATACTGTTGATATTTTCTAAGTCAAATCCACCTGTAGCTGAAGCAACGGTCTTACCTGTAATATTTTCAGACGCCCCAGTAATGTTTGATGGTGGAGAGAATTTTCTAGCACCATTTCCCTGTGTGGCATTTCCAAGAATGTATTCACATATAACAATATTTCCTACATCTAATTGTTTACCAAGAACACCGTCACCGAAAACAACTTGATAATATCCATCTGTTCTTTCCTCTAAGTAATATATTGAAGATGTAGATGTGACTCCAGTAATTTGTTCCGAAAACGCGAATGGCGTAGCATTTAAATTAGTATTAGAGGTCTGCACTTTTACTGTTAGTGTAGTAGTGTCAACATTGTCGTTGGGTAATATTATTGGCCCAGACCTATTCGTAGTGCTAATCACCTCTGAGGTGTTAACTCTTGTGCCTTCTACTAAAGTTATATTAGTGAATCTAAAAGCAGATACACCATCAACAATTGATTTATCTACGGTATAATCTTTGTCTGGTAAGAAACTAAAATTTCTTCCACTCACATTTGATGTGAATATTTTGTCTTTTGTTAAAGTAAGACTAGTTGATGTATAAGATGGGTCTGGTGTTATTGTAAGGTCGATAACACCCTTGGCGGAACGAGCAGACCTTGGTGTGTATCCCATCGTCTTCGCAATGGATACAACTGAATTCCTTTTGACAGCAGAATCAATAAATGCTTCATTAGATACCATATGTGCAAGAACGGCATTATAGTGAGTGTTATACGCGAGTAAATCTACAAGTTGCGAGATACCAGATGCTTCAAAATCAAAGTCTGCAAACTCTGTTTGATTTTTTAAGTGTGTCTTTAGATTCGTTTTTATCGTATCGAAATCTAGTTCTGTTACATTTTTGACTGCCATTTGTTTTATCCTATCGTTACTGTAGTAGTGGCTGCGAGAGCGTGACCACAAGTAGCCGTATTACCTGTCACACATGGAACAAGACCGTTCATAGTGACAAGCCCAGTATTACCTGTTGCCATTGTAGCGGCAGCATGTGGTGATGACCCATGAGAAGCAACTACTGAACCTATACATATAACCGATGTCCCATTTATTTTTACGGTAGATGTCAATCCTGTTACTGCTCCACCAGCAACATTTCCTGTTATTCCTACAGATGGCATTATCTTAACCTCTCCAATACTAATCCTAGTTCTTGCATCTCTCTAATTCCTCTAGTGTAAAAAAATATTTTACAACTAAATGCATTTTCATTCTGGTCTGGGTAAACCTCTACATCTTCTACTACAACTCTTGGTTCATAGTTTACAATCGCTCTTTTTATTTCTGTCGCAAGACTTGTACCAGTAGCCATATCAACTGGTTCAAATAATAGTCCTCTTATTGGAGAACCATATTGCGGTTTAAATGGCTTTTCATAGTATTGAGTTAACAATAATGACTTTAACGATTGTTTAACCGCTTGAACATCTACCCTTCGAGCAATATCCTTTGTATTTGGGTTTTTCGTAAAACTCAAATCAAAATCTTTATATATTGTAGTAGGTCGTTTAAGCA